TCTGGCTGGCTGCCCCCTGTAATGCCTCTGTCTGGGTCAGAATGGCAGCGGTCGTGCGAGTTATTGCACGAGCAGTGGAGGCGGCTCCTTCTGTCAGGGTCGTCTCCAGCGCCGCCGCTGCCGTCATGGCGGCCTGCGTAGCGGATTGTGAGCTTGCACCAGCGGCCGCAACCGTGCGTGATGCATCGGATGCGGCCGCGGCCATCGCGCTGCTGGCGGCGGCGGCGGTCGTACCAAGGGATCGGGTGGCGGTGGTGGCGACGGTAGCCGCGCTGGCGGTCTCGGTGATGCTTTGCGCCACCTGCCCAAGAGCGCTCCGGGACTGATCCGCAGCGGCAATCAATCCACTGGCATCACCCTTCAGGCGCAGACCATATCCGTCAGCGATTGCCATTCCATACCTCTAGCGTCGCCAGTTCCATGATCTGCAAACCGCGAAACAGAAAAGCCCGTTCAGATCTGCCTGGAGACAACCCCATCAGCCACAAGGTATCGCGGATGGCGCCATACTCCAGCCCGATGGCCACTCCGGCCTGACCTGCCCGTCGCCACTGGGTCGCAAGGCTCATGAACACATCAACCGTGGTGCGGCAGCAAGACAGCACCTGATGGGCGGCGGGGTCGACCAGTACCGGAACGGGCAACCCAAAGGCCCGGAAATCCTCTGCGGCTTCCTCCGGCTCCTGGCTCCGCCCTGCCCAGGCACGGGCCACCGCGGTTAGTTTTTTTCCCGCGCCCCCGCCAGACTGGCCATATAGGCCTGCACCAGGGCAGTGCGCACATAGGGCACACCGAGCACCTGCTCAAGCGACGACCCATCGAATGGCAGGGGCTGCCCCTGTTCGTCGGCGATGTCGGCCCAGCCCACCAGCACGTCCTTCACCACGGCAGCATCAACATTTTGCCCAGCAACTAGTGCATCCCATCGTTCTTGCGGGATGACCTTGAAGCGGGCGGTAAAAGTCTCAGTCTTGTACTGGCCGCCGTACGGCACCTTGACCTCGACCGGCCAATCGTAGGTGTGCGAAACGCAAAACTTGAACATGGCTCTCTCCTTTAAAGGTCTCTTAACGGTGATTTAGCTGGCAGTAATGACCATCTCGTCATTCCCGGCGTCGGGCACCGGCACCAGATCCATTTCCAGCATGGCGATGCCATTGTCATCGCTATAGCGAGGCTTTAGCGCCTGGACTTTCGGACAGTGGATCGAGATGATGTTGCCGGGGGTGATGCCATGGGTGATTGACAATGCCCCTAGGGTGCCGTCAATCGCGGTCGCAAAGAAATCATGATCGGCAATCGCCGGGGCTTCGATGGTCACCGATCCAGACCCAGACCGATCCGTGATGTGGACTGCTTTGCTGTTGACGTAGTCGCGATGAACGACGCTCACCCCCAGATCAAGGGCCAGTGCTTTCAGAACAGGGGTTTGGCCATGTAAAGCAAAGGCTGGCGTGTTGGTCTCAGACACTGGTACGGGTTGCACAAAGGCTGACAAGTCAATGGTCGGTGCCGCCGTCGCGTCAGGGCCGACGTACAGGCCGGTGTACTTAAATTTGAAGACAGGAAGATCGGCGGCCTTGAGATCGATCGACACGCTGCCGCGCGCACCGAGCACTCGGTGCCGGTTGCCGGACAGGATGAAGTACAGCGTCAGGCTTTCTTCGCCTAGCCCCACCGGCTGCCAAGCAACACTAACCCCAGCGGTTACGGTCTCGATCATCCCGCAGCCACGCAGCAGCACGCCATAGGCCGGGACGGTTCCCGCTGCCCCGGCTCCGGCCAGAGAGACCGAAAATTCCAGAGTGACATGAGTGTTGACCGGGATCTGAGGGCGAGCCCCCAACTCCGGCCGCACATAGGCGTGGGTCACCGTTTCGCCGTCCTGCGGCGTGATGGTGACGTCCATACACTGGATTGCATTGGCGGCGCCGGTTGGGGTTGCGTCTTGGCCATAAGTGGCCTCGACAGCCGCCAGCAGGACTTTACTGCGAAACTTCAGCGGACGGCCCATCAGGATACTCCTGTACATCAGCGTGTGGTTGTGGGGTCTGTGAAGGCTGTGGGCTTGCGGCCTTCAGCTTTAAGGTTGGGTCATCAGCAGGCCATAACTTGCCGTTCACGACCACGTATCGCCCACCGCGCAAAGGCTGGCCGTGTGCGTCGGTCATCGAATGATCTCCGTCATCAAGGTCAGTTTCGCGGAATGGCACAGCACCCCGCAAAACAGTACCGGCTGGGCTTCCTCAAGCTGTAAGCCGTGTTCGAAGGTTTCCGGGTCCGTCATACCGGCAATTAGGCCGCCGAGGGTCTCATCACCGGCAATGCTGAGGCGGATGGTCTCGATCAGGCGGTCGAACTCCTTTTCCGACGTCCCGTCGCCCGAGAACGCCATGAACCCGCGCAGACCCCAGCGATGCCAGTCGATATGGCGCCCGATCGATGGTGACAGTGTGCGCGATGCAATCCGCCGCAGGTGCCAGCCACACAGGCGACCATTCGTCACGTACAGCTCTTTCAGCTTGGCCTCCTGCCGGATATACGGCTCATGATCATGCACAACCCCGGCACCTGGGACGGCACTGACCTTCTCGAGCAAAGCTTGCCGCACATCTGCAAGTGAGGTCATGGCATTGGCTCCCAACCATTTCCGATGAATGCCTGACGCAGGGCATCTGCCACCATCTCGCGGATCTGCCCGGCGCTGTGCTCCAGCGCAGTGGCAAACATCCGGCGAGGCTTTGTCCCATGCGCCTTGATTTTCCACCGGATGGCCTGGGCAGCGTGGTCGGCCTCTTCGCCCCTCAGACCGAGCCTCAGCTCCACCCAGTCCTTGATCGGCTCTAGCGGCGGGGTGTGCGGGCGTGTCCCCAGCTCGACAGGACCAGCATAGGCCAGGGGTGACCCCACCACGCCGATCACCGTTTCCGCCTGGATAACCGGCTCCTCGGCAAAAATGGACTGCGCCAGCGTCCCGGCAGCGTTCGGGGCCGTATCGGCCGCCTCGGCGGCCAGCAGCCACGACCCCTGATGGATCCCCACCGCCAGCGCCTGTTGCGCAAGATCAGGCACATCGGCCATCCGGCGCAGCAAGTCCCGCAGGTCTGCATCATCCAGCCTTAAAGCAATGCCTGCGCTCATCGGATCAAATCCTCCAGCGATGGCGACCATGGGTTAGCCGCCCGACCCCCAAGCTGTCAGGCCGCGCAACAGACACCATCGTCCCCGCAGGGACTACACGGTCACTGTCCAGCCCTAAGCTGGCGCTGTAGCGCTGTCTAAGTGTCTTGGCTCGAGCGGCATACTCCTGGGCAACAGAGCGCCGCCCAACATCTGCCGCCCCAATAGAGCTATCAATATCTGCTGACTTTTCTGCTGCTAAGGCATCCAACAGGTGAGCGCTCGCATAGGCTGCTACCGCCTCGCGATCCGTTGCGGGAATGGTATCTTGAATGTCATCGACAGTATGGGGAGCCGTCCACCGCAGCCGGATAGCTTGCCCGGCAGGGATTGCCCCCACCAGCCGCAACCGCCAGCCGGTGGGGACTTCCTCGGCCATCACCGCCGAGCCTGCAGTTACCTGGGGAGGCTCTTGATCTGGCGGCGTCTCGAGGCTCACTGCCGCCGAAACACCTGCTACCCACCCCTCAGGTAAAGGTAGGAGCGTCCCTCCGAGACTGACCATGTCGGCAACCATCGTGCGGGGCTTGTCCTTGCCATAGCGGATGACGGCAACGGCTAAGGCGGCGCGGTAGTCATCATCGCCAAGAGTTCCTCCGTCACCTCGCACCATTGCCGTCACAAGCGCAAGATGGTCCGTCAGAGCCATTACGGCACCCGCGACAGGTAAAAGCCGCGATAATCCAGCACCGTAGCGCCATAGATGTGGCGGATTTTGTAGGTCACCTTATCGGCGGCAAACAGCGAACCAACAGAGGGGTTATCTTGCACAAACAGGGCAGGTTCTTCTTCGCCATTCAAAAAACCGACCTCAATCAGCGGAATATCCAACGGATCTGCCGTCATCGCCCAGTCGTTGGGATCGGTCCAGTACCAAACTGGCACCACATCCAGCGACAATTCTTGCAAGAACGTCTTGTCGTTTTCGGTATTGCGGCGGAAGAGGTCAACAGCCGTATTTTCCAGGTCGGGCGGCACCCACAACGTGCGCGGGCCAATAGCAAGCGGCTCGTCACTCCCAGCCTCAGATTGTTTCAACATCGCCAGCCGCCCAGCCGCCAACGAGGCCGAGGCTAAGGCCGAGGTGCCCAGATTACCATGGTCGACATGAGCAAGTGCCTTGCCGTCATAAACCGGGGCATTCGTCCGCACCGTATCAAGAACAAAGCGCCCCAAGGTCCGCTTGGCTGCCCGTGAGAGCTTGACCGGGATCTGCCGGATGGCCGAGACATCATCGTTGGCGATCATCTCCAACGTGACCGTTTCCAACCCGCCACGCTTGCCGACCGCATAGCTCGCCATTTCATCACCAGGCGAGGTTAACGCTACATAGTCAGCGCCTTCGGCCACTGCGGGCAAGGTCCCATAGCCGCCAATGCGCGTGCGCTCTTGGACACGGAAATCACTCGGCGCGGCCAGGGTGGCCATCCGTCGCCACACATCATAGGCCCCGTTGTCACGGTAGTCGGCAATCAACCGGCGGGTAATCGCATCCCCTAGGACTTCGGCCCATGAGCTGGCCCCAAGAGCTTCGCGTAAGACCACCTGGTCACAATCACGGGTCATCCCGGTAATGTTGCTGTCGCCGGTTGCCTCCCGATAGCAGGTCTTAAAGCTGCGGGCGTGCTTGTGGTCTTTGTGGCTGGGGTCAAAAAAGGCATCCAGCATGCTAGAAACTTTTTCATCCCGGCTTTCGCCCCACTGGACAGATGCGGTTGCCCCTAGGTCGGTAACTCGTCCGCTTTCGGTAAAACGAGCGAGGTACTCACGCTCTCCGGCGATTGCAGCATCAACCTCGGCTTTACTCAAGGAGGGACGGCCCTGCATGGTAGACAGGACCCGATCCTTGGCTGCTTGCGGCAGGGTGCTGGCCCCAACGGCTTCGCGCAGATAAAGGCGCTCGCTCAAGCGGGCATCCAGTTCAGCAGCCAGAAGATCAGGGTTAAAAGTCTGTGCCGGGTTCGGGTCGATTTTTAAGGCCTCGCGGAACAGGGCGCTTAGGTCATCGTCAGATAACCCATCACGGTCTTTGCCGTCCAGCAACTGCGGCGCTTTGGCTTCGATCATGGCGATAACATCAGTACGCAACACGGCGTTCTCCTGTGCAAAGGCCGTTTCGCCCTGCGCTTCGACAAGGCGGATAAGACCGCCGCCAGCACCGGCTTCAACGATGAGATCAACGGATTTCACGGCAGTAATGGATTCAGCAAAGCGGACGGGTTTGCCCTGAAGCATCCGCTTTTTGCCTCGCCCGAGGGCGTCAATGGACAAGGCGTAAAGGTCCGCCATGCCTCGGCTAATAGCCTCGGTAAAGCGATCGGACCAGTTATCGACCGATTGCAGAACATGCAGCGTTGCTTGCAGCTCGCCAGCCTGAGATCCCGCCTGAGACGATGCCTCGACAAAGGTAACGTCGGTCAGCTTGCCGATGAGGTGACGAATATCTTTGCCTGCCCCCTGGAGGTGTTCACGATCAGACTTGGCAAAGACCCGAGCCCCTTCAAAGAGGGGGGCAGCCTCTCGCAGGACTTGCGGGGGATAAAATACCCCATTCCCCGACAGGCCATCTTTAATGATCCGAACCCGGAAGGCTTTGCCTTCCCCCTCACCAACGGCTTCGATAAACGTTTCCATGACACCCCCTTACTGACAGGGGTAAAAGGATTTTTGGCCGTCAGAGGTGACAACCATTAAGCCATCGTCCCGGATACGATAGGCCAGGACCGGCTTTTCTGACTTGATCAAGGCTGTCACACCTTTGCAATCTCCGTCTTTGATCGCCTTGAGGCGAGCCACCGTCAAGGAGGCGACCTCTTTGAGAGGGGGAACCAGGTCGGAGGTTTCGGGGGTGGTTTTAGGCGGGCTTTCCTGGTCGCTCATCGTTAGACCTCTTGAGATTGTGCTAATCCCAAGACTGCATGATTGCGCGGACGCCCATAAGCCGGACACCTGTCCGAGCAACGCTCAACGAGGCTCCGAAAGAAGACGAGGGGGGAGGGCTGGAGGAAACCAGAAATTAGGCGGCGAAAAAGCCCGCCAAATGCCCTATCGTACGCCTCTCGGCGGAAACAACGAACCAGACGCGAAAAAGAATGCCGGGCGTCTATGGCCGTTTAATGACCCTTTAACAGGCCGACTACGCGCCGATCTCAGAAATAAGGTCGCCGTCATCGTTGTACAGGGCCGGATTATAGCCAGGATCACCCGGTAAAGGGTGGGAGAGGCGCCACTCGATGTCCGCGAGTGTTTGGGCACGATAATAGGTACGCTCTGCCTCGCTGAGGCTGCCTCGGTCAAGACTTGCTAGAAATGCTCGTAGAACCTCGACCGGGGAGCATCTGTCCGGTGGGTCGATCAGGCAGGTCATGTCTTCAGGCAAAAGATCAGGCATCTTTGAGGTGTCCCTTAACCATATCGCTCCCGGCAGCAATCGCAGCCTCAAACGTCTCCTTTAGATTGGCCCATTCAGGCTCTACATCTGGCGACCATGATACAGTGTAATCGATCACTCCGGCCCGTGCCAGAGCCTCATTTATCGCATGGCGGCGGTATGAGGCGACTTCATTTGGCCAGAGCCTCCCCTTTTGCACTTGGCGTTCTAACTGTCGCCCAACTGTGGTGCGGGCGACCATTTCCAGCATCCGAAAGTCGCTCTTGTGACCGGAGAGACCAGGACGCACAGCATAAGTCGTACCATCATGCCCATGCGCGTAGGCAGCTGCGCAGCCTGCATTCGCCAGGGCTACCGCCACATCTTGCCCACTCAGAGAGCCGCTGTCGGGATGATTATGGTGCAGGATGACTTGACTTTTGGGGTTAGTCAAAGCACTCCAGAGGTCGCTTGGAATATCAACTCGCTCACGGTTTCCCGACGTAACTATCGGCCAAACCTGCCCAGTTCGTGCGTCACGGGCAGCAAGATATTCACCAACCGCGCCCTCAGCACTGCCCGCCGCTAAGACCTCACGCCTCAGGGCAAGATCTTCAGCGACCAATGGCGGCGCCGGAGTAGACCGCCAGCGTAGATCCTGCCCAGACCCTCCCCCCGAAGACCGCAGATGCAAGCGTGTGGCACGTTGCCTGATTTCTTCAATATCTCGCTTTTCCGGTGAGGCGGCCAGCTCTTCGGCGGTAAACGGTTTTTCAGCGGGGAGGCTGACCCGCCAATGGTCCATATGCGGTAGGTGGACACAGCCGCAATTCACCGTATTTGCCGCTGAGGCTTTGGGATCACGCGGGAACATCAGCTCTTCACCGCCCACCACGAACGGCTTGTCCACATCCACGACTTGCCCATCTGCAAGATCATGGCTGTGGCGGCTATGGAGCTTTCCCGATCGACGCCACTTCTTTTTAAGGCCGAGCACCCCTTTCCGCTGGGCCTGCTCCATACGCCCTTGGGTAGCAGAGGAAAAAACTCGGCCAAGCTCTGTGCGGGCGATGGTCAAGGCCCGGCGGCGCGGTGCGCCATCCAAAGCTGCCTGTACTGCTGTTGCCGCCTGTGATGGGGTGGATAAGCCCGTCACAACCAGCCCCAACTCGGTATTAATTCGCCGCGCGGCTGCCGCTGAAACGTCAGAGAGCTTTGAAGTCATAAAGTGCTGGGTGGCGATGAGTTGGCGGCGATCTAAGCGCGGCAGGAAAACCTGCAGTTCCACCCCATGGCCTGCCTTATCAGGGCCTGCTGCAAGCGGCGCATCAACCATCGCTTGCCCAACGTCATGGGCAATCTCTGCTGCTTGTCCCAGGTTCTGACCAGCCGCTGCCGCAAACTCGGAAAGGTAAAGCTCAACTTGCTTACGCAGTGCTGGCAAAGCCCACTGTTGCCAGTCTGTCGGCTGATCTGCCAACAGGGCAGCTAGGCGCTGTTGCGTCTGGGCCAGCAGGTCGACAATGGCTTGGGCCGTGTCACGCTGGAGAGCCGTTGCTCGGTCCCATTGCGCATGAGCTGCGGTTTCAAACGCTGTTTCTTTTGGCGTTTGCTCGTTTACTGTCACAGCTGAGGCCGCCCAGCAATCAGATCGGCCTCTTTTTCAGCAGCCGCCGCCAATGCATCGCGCTCGCTGTCCAGGTCAACCGACACTCCCATCCGCTCGGCGATAGCGGCTATGAGACGGATCCCAAGATCCTTCGACATAACGCCTTCCGAGATCCCCGATGCTGCCGCTGATGTGACTTGCTGCAATGCCCCAGCATACCGTGTGATGTCACGGGCTACCATTTCGGGGAACTCGCAGCGCACATGCCATGCGCTTTCTTCGGGATCCAAAGACCGGCCATGCTGTGCAGCATAGCGCCTCGTCACCACATAGGTCCCCATTTGCACCAGTAGAACAGCAGCGCACTGTTGGCGCATGGCAAAGACCTTAAAAGTCGGGTCGCTCATGCTGTCGCCGGTGGCTCGATTAACATCACCGCCACCGCCAAACCAATGCTCTGGGATCGTACTCCCGCCCAAGACGTGATTGCGATACAGGCGCCCTGTTTGCGCGGTGTCAGCGGCCCTCAGGTCCGGGGAGACTGCGGCCCAGCTTTCACGATCGTTGTGAACGCGGACAGAGCCAGGGCGCGGCGGGGTAATCCGTTTTGCGCGCGCATCAACTTCCTCAGGCGTTGCCCCGGCCAAGGTTACGTCCCACACGTAAGACCGCGTGTCGCCGATGCGCTCTAAGTCCGACCACAGATATTGATCATAACTGTCGATCCAATCAGACAAGGGGAGCAAATCCCCGTGCCCATTGCCGTTTTGTAGGTCGTTAACCGAGGCATAAAAGCACTCGCCATCAGAAAATTCGGCTCGAATTGCACAAGTGCGCTCGGTAAAAAGCTCTTCGTCACGGCCTGCAACGACTGTCCGATACTTTCGATAGCGGCCCTTCCCATCGCGGGCGGTAACAATCCCAATGACCATACGGGCATTGTCTGGGTCGCGCACAACCTCAGCAATGTCGGCGGGATCCAAATATCCCAGGCGGCAGTGCCCCGAGATCTCGTTTACAAAGACCGGCCAGCATTGCTCGCCATACAATGCCAATTCGCGCAACATTTTCGGCAGTTGCGTATCCATCGCATTAATCGGATCACGCCACCAGGCGGTTAACCATCCTTGCGCCTCAGGATCATCACAGGTGAGCTTGACGCCCTCGGCCAGCATGTAGGCAAGAGGAAGCTCGATGCAGCGGTTGCCCAAGGGGTTAGCGCGCCATAGGTAATAGCTAATCTCGCGCATGCGGTGTTGGGTCATTGGCGATAGATCTCGCCGCCCGTCACCTGAAAGACGCCGCCAACCATGGTCTTCCTCGTCGATAGTCTTTCCGGCCGCCTCCCGGAGAGGACGTTCGGCAGAGGAAGTCGATGCACCAGCCCCCACGCCCATAAGGCCTTTTAGCCAGTCAAACATGCTTATCTCCATGTCAAGGGCCTGCGCCCGATGTCAAAGCGAGGACGTGTAAGAATGCTAGACGGAGCATCAACTCGGTAAATCTCGGGCGATGGGTCAACGGTTGCGCCAGCGGCGGGGCCTTCAAGGCATGAGGCCGCGTGGATCGCCAGCGCCAAGGCCCAAAAGCGGTCGGCGTGACCGTCTGGCGTCCGTTCGGCGGTAAAGCGGACGGTACCTGCTGCGGTGGTTTGCTTTTGCACTAGGCGCAGGTCGGCCCGGATGTGCCTATCATGGGGAATGCGGACACGGCGGTCTTCCATCTTTGACCGCACTGGATAGGCGAGCGCCTGTTTGGTGGCGGGGGTAAAGGTCACCCCTTCAACGCGATGCTCGCCGTATTTGTCCTGGGCATCATCAACCCAGCCAATCCCTAGCCCAGTGGCGTCAATACTGACCCGCTCGCAGCGGTCAAACCACGGGTAGAGGATTGCTTCTTGCGCTGATTTGCGCATCTTTTCCATGCACTCGATATGGCGAGTATAGAGTACATCTCCTAGACGCTCGACCACCCATAGGACGGTTAAATCCTTCTTACGGCCAATGTCCACCCCAGCAAACAGCCGACCATTTTGTGGCTCTTGCCAGCGATCGGTAGCGGCATATTCTGCCGAGGCGATCAGATCCTAATCCAGAA